AAATGTTGACGAAAAAACTAGAAACTATATGATGCTAAAAATTAAAGAACCACTCATTAAACAAAGAGACCAACAGAAACTAGATATTGCTGCATTGAAGAAAGATGTTAATGTTGCTAGAGATACTATATCTGACTTGGATAAAGCATAATTGTAAACTTTTTTTAATCTAATTAATAAGATAATGTTAAAATATTTTATATTTGTTTAATAAAAATTTTGAGGTGAATTAATGTTAAATGCTAATACAATGCAAATGGATGGAAAAAATTTAGTTTTATTATATCCTGGTGATAATTCCGGTTGCTCACATTACCGAATTAGGTTTAATACTACTTGGTATGCAGGACATGAACATTATGGTTTTACTCCGGTAATTCTACCATTTCCGACTTATGACCCACAATATCTTGCAAGAGCAAAAGCTATCGTAATTCAAAGACCAGTTTCTCCAGCACATGTTGAAATTATGAAACGATATAAAGCATTACAACCAAAATTTGGTTATAAACTCGTTTCTGAATTTGATGACCAGGTCTGGGAAATTGATGGTCAAGGTATTCCTGAATACAATACTGCATCTTTACATTTTGACATTAAAGGAACTACTGCCGTTGCTGAACAAACATTCCCTATGTTTGATGAAATGATTGTTTCAACTGAATACTTGAAAGTCAAACTATTGGAAAGATTCCCGAATGTGAAGAAGGTTACTGTAATTAAGAATGTTGTTCCTAGATATCTGTGGAGTTATCCAAGAAAAGACAATATTAAGGAAGATCTAGTTAAGCCAACAGTCTTGTATAGTGGCTCACCATGCCATTATCGTAATCCCGTTCCTGCTAGACAACCTAGTCCTGAAGAACCAAATGGATTTCCTGGCATTACACCATTGAAAGGTGATATGAATAATGCTTGGTGTGACTGGGTAATTAAAAATGTTAAGGAAGACAAAATAAACTTCATTGTAATGGGTGCATTACCTTGGTTCTGGGAACCAATTAAGGATAAAATTAAATTTATACCTTGGGCGGATTCACAGACATATCCAAGACTTGTCCAGCAGGAACGTGCAGATTTCCAGATTCGGACCCCTGGTTAATAATGTATTCAATAAATGCAAAAGTTCATTGAGATATACAGAATCGTGTGCTGCTGGCACCGTATTTTTTGGTACTGTCTTTGATACCGACAAATGGTCTCCATACGAAGAAATACCTGAAGAATGTAAAATTAGTGAATCTGCTACAGTTGAAGATATTGATAATAAATTCTTTGCAGCATGTAAAAAAGATAACTACAATAAATTATTAAATCAGAATTATAATTTTTTAAATCAGAATGGGTGTTGGCTTGAATCAAATGACCATTTACAGAAATGGTTGTGTATGATAGATTCAGGAAATGATACATTCATTTAATTTTAAAAAAATTAGAACTTAATAAAAGCGGGACCGAAATCCCGCTTTTTTGAGACAACAACAAACAAAAATTATTCTTCAACATTGTAATGTACACTATGATCCGTTACCCATTCATCCCAGTTATCCATAAAAAAATTATCTTCACACAGATTGATGTGATAGAACACGCGGGAATCATTATTGATACATTCATCACGGTTAATAGAGAAAGTTCTAAAAAGAAATCTACGAAAATCATCATTGGCCTTTTCAATGCTGTCAATGAAATAGACCACCGGTGTAGACTTGTCAGATTTTTCCAGCATAAGAGCAACTTCATCAATATCGCTCTGAGTGCAGTCAATATACACAAGAGGCTGGTTCCACAGATCCTTTGCGAAACCCTTAAACATTTCTGTAACACCAATACCATGTTTGGTTGAGCGAATGAATGTTCCAGCATAAACAACCGGGGTGAGACGCAATACCTTTTCAATTTGTTCTTTCTTCATTGTTTTTTACCTCTTTATTGTTGTTTTAAGCATTTATGCAATTTTCAATAAATTTTTGAAAATTACTAATGAATTTTTTAATTTTTTCTTGTATAGGTAAATATAAAAAATAGGGTAAAACAACAATAACAAATATTAAAATTATATTAAAAGCATAATTATCAGGATTTATAGGTTTATTACCACCTATTTTAATAAATGCAATTACAGGACCAAAGAACCAAACAAAATGAAAAACAAAAATAAAAGAAACCATAATAATTCCAGCAACAGCATCTTTAACATTCTTTTTAAAATTGTGGCAAATTTTGTAGATTTTGTTTTCCATATTTACCTCTTTATTGTTGTTTCTAAGTTTAAATATAGAAACTTATCAATAAATTGTCAATATATTAACTATAAACTTATGTAAAATTTCATTTACTTAAAGTCATTTTCAAAACTAGCCTTTCGCTGGTCAACGATCTTTTGCTTATATAGTGGTATTTCTTTCTTTATTTTGTTTTCTACCACTATTGGATTATATACAGCTAATCGCTTACCATCCACATTAGTTTTGAAAAATATTTTAACACAATAATTTGACCAGGTTGACTGTATATAATCAATATCAAAATTAGCAACAAATACTTTTGAAGCATATATGAGTTCATGAGTACCCATATTTGGCTCTAAACAATATTTGATACATAATTCTTTAAACTGGCTCAAAGTCATTTTCTATACTATCTATCTTTTTTTGTATTTCTAATTGTTTTATTTTTTCAATATTATTCTTTAAAAACGCCAAACATTCGTCATAAGAATGTAGTTGATCTTTAATAAATGGAGTTTTTTGAATTGTATAGTAGTATTCACCACTATTCAAATAATGAACATCATAAAAACCAACGGTTTTTCCTCTAAAATTCAATATACCCATATTAGGATATAGGCATAACATTTTACAAATTTTAACTATTTCTTTAGAGGTCATTTAACGAAATCTACTTCCATTTGATTTTTTCTATATTCAATCAATATTCGTTTATAGCGTTTTAACGCCAGTTCAATGAATTCTTCCATTTCTATTTCAGATTTAGCCTCCAAAATATATTCACCTTTGGTCATAAGCTCACCATCTTCTATTTCTGTACCTAATGCTACAAAAACAAATCCTCTACCATTTCTTTTACAAATAAAATGTTTTGATTCATTTAAAAGCTTATAGTAGATTGTATCTTCTTTTTGTTGCTTATACAACCCATATTTTTCACATATTTTACAGTATTTCTCTGAATCTATCATATCAACAAAAATATAGAAAAATTTTGGATTATTGCTTGTAAATAAAAATTTACATAAATATAATATATTTGGAGGTTTTTAACAATGAATTTAAGCGAAGCAAAGTCTATTCTACATAAAAATGGTTTAATGCTAGTTGATAGTGCATTAAATGAAAGTGGTCATGGTGATAATTATTATACTGGTCTTTTATATAAGAATGGTGAATATGCTGAAATTATTTCATCTGCAATAGGACAGATTACTGATGGTATTGGTGAAGGAAGTGATAGAACAGCTGGTATTTTTAGATATTATTTTAGAGATTTGGTTGATGGTGTAGATACTTCCGATGAAAATGGTGAATTAGTTATTAATTGTCCAGCTTATTGTTTAAGACTACTAATGAATTGCATCTGGAGAGTTGCTTCCATTGAAAGAGAAGATAATGGAAGTAAGGATAGAGATATATATTATGACTATCTAGATGGTGATTGGAAAGATATCTGTAAACTTAATGCTGCAATTAAGAAAATTATTGATAATGGCTTCAATACTAAACCAATGACTGAAGAACAAAAACAAGATAGACTTAATAAAATAGAAATTGCTAAACAAAAAGCTGAAGAAAAACAAAGACAAGAAGCCGAAGCTAAAAAGAAGGTTGAAGATGAACAAAAACAAAAAGAATTAGCTGCTAAGAATGAAAAAATAAAAATAATTGAAACATATCCAACTGATGCAAAAGATAAACAGCGTGCTAGAGATGCATTACGCAGATCATCCAATTTGTTTATAAATTATTATAAATTATTGGCTCAACAATTAAATAAAATAACTGATGCTGCTAAATGGAAGCGTAGAATTGCTGCATTCTATCAATTAGCAAAAGACCAAACTTGGAGAGATCAAGAATCTACTTGTGAATATTATATGAATAGAATGATTAACAGATTTTAATACTAAAATACATATTTAACCAAAATGGCTCTCAATGTGGAGCCATTTTTTTCATAAATATATTATGAATTTTGAAAAGTATTTAAATGAAGCCTTAAAAGTAAAGTATGTGGTTCGTGATAAGAAAAGAGTGAAGAAATATAAGACCACTCGTCCTGGGAAATATCGTGTAGAATACGATGAAAATCGGACATCCAAAGGAAGTTAGAATTACGGCAGCAGAAAAAAGACACCGTAAGATTGGTCAGAGAAAAGGTAAAATTAAACGTGCAGCCAAAATGAATTTAATTAAAATGAAACAGAAAAAATCATTTGTTGCTCGTAAAAATATGGGTCTACAATATAATAAGAAATTACCTGATATTAATAATAATAGAAAACCATATAAGCCAGTTCCAAAGAAACCAGATGAAGATAAGTTCTTGGCTCCAAAATTTGAAGGTTTCTGTGGTGGTTTTCAAGAATATCTACAAGAACATTTATTATTAGAATGGCCTGAAGGAATTATCTGGAGCGATAATACTAAAGGTATTGATGTTGGTTGGGACTTTTGTAGTGAAGCTACCCCGGAAGATGGTGAATGGTTAAGACAGTTGGTTGACCTGTATAAATATGGATACATGGATACTTTACGAAGTGATAGAAATACACCAGCAAATATTGATGGTTTTATTTCTAATCCGCATATAGATTTTACTGATGCTCAGATTGCTGATATTACAGACAACTTATGTTTTGACTGGGGTTTTCTTGGTGCTGCACACAATGATTTGAAACTAATTAAAGACCCTAAATTACTAGATGATTTACAGCAATATGTTCCAGAAAAACTCTGGAATAAGATTATTCATTTTAATGAAAAATAGTTAGTGAGGTTATTATTATGGCTATTTCTTTTTCATTCATTAATCCCTTTAGCACACGTTTTCTGCAGGTAGAACCTGAACATTCACAACAAAGACAAGCTGATGCTGCGCTAAATTCATATGGTAAGTCCGAAGATCCTAGAAACTGGAAAAACTATGTTTATGGATATGGCAATTATGCAGATCCAATAGACCCTTATGATTCAAATGGTATAATGTTTGAAATGGTCTTTGCCAATAAGAGACAAAGAATTTCATATTATAGAAATTTACGGACTTTATCCATTCGTTAAAAAATGTATGACAATGATGGCTGATGAAGCCTGTTGTGAAAATGCCGATGGTGAAGTTGCTACATTTGACATTGACAAAGCTTGGAAGTCAAAATTCACCGAATCTGAACTTATGACATTGAGAGACGAATTTAACTATGTAATAAACTGTGTCATTGGTAAAGACAAAATGTGGTATTATTATTATACCTGGCTAATTGATGCTGAATTATTCCTTGAAATCTGTTTAAATTCTGATGGTGATAGAGTTGCTGGCTTGAAACAATTACCTCCATACTGCACAATGTGCATGTATGATGATGGTGTCTTAAAAGGTTTTGTTGAAGATACAAAATTATTAGACCCAGATTTGAAGTCTGGTGAAACAAAAACATTCACAACCAATCAAGTAGCATATTCTAATTATGGTTTCTGGGGCAACAATAGAAATGATGTTCGTGGTCACTTGGAACCTGCAATTAGACCGATTAACCAATTAAGAGCCATTGAAGATGCATTGACTGTATATCGTATTACAAGAGCACCTGAAAAGAGAATTTTCAAGATTTATACTGGTAAGATGCCAGTAAACCGTGTTCCTGAATATATGCAAGAACTTCGTGCCAAATATCGTAAACAGTTGACTATTGACCCAGTAACTGGTATGATTAACTCTAGCAACAATGTTCAAGCATTTGTTGAAGATTTCTGGTTATCAATAGATTCTGATGGTCAAGGTTCTACTATTGAGAACTTTAAAGGTTCTACTGAATTTAATGGTCAATTGGACGATGTTAAGATGTTCCGTGAACAGGTTGCTGATGCCTTAATGATTCCTTCTAGTAGATGGCAAAACGCAGAAGGTGGTGGTACACCATATACACAGGGTGTTGAAAGCCTTACATTAGAAGAAGCATCATTCCAGAAAATGAATAGAAGACTTAGACATAAATTCTGTGAAATCATTTACCAGATATTCCTAGTTCATCTACAAGTTCGTGGATATGATAGCAAATATCTTGATAAACAAATCTATAAGATTGACCTAATTCCTGCTACTGACTTTGAAAGAATGAGAGACTTATCTATGGCAGAAAAACGTGGTGGTGTAATTGGTGCTTTCTCTCAATTCCTACCAAATCTAAACAATGTAAAACCTGGTGCAGAAGAAGCACCTCCACTATTCTCCCGTCAATTCTTTATGGAAGACATTCTTGGTATGACCTCTGAACAACGTCTTCGTAATGATAAACTTATTGAAGAAGAATCATCTGCATTACTTGCTGCTGCTGAGGCTGCTAAGGAAGAAGGTGGCGAAACTGATGATGAAGGTGGTGATGATTTAGGCTTCTAGAAAAGTATAAATACAATAAATGCAAACAACATTTATAAATGGAGATAAATAACATGTTATTAAGAGAAGCAAAAAATATCCTTAGTCGTTGTGGTTATACTGTTCTTACTGAAAAATCCAAATATGATGGCATTAAGAATAGTACACCCGATGTTGAAGAACTCATTTCTAAATTAAAAACATCTAAAATTCAAGCTGATTTGGATAAGGCTGAAGCTTTGGAAGAAAAGCTCAAGAATCTTACCGAAGACAATCTTGAAGAAATGCAGAAAATCAAGAAATGGAAGGCTGAATGGTCTGCCAAGGAAAAGACAATGGCTGGTGTACTAGATGATTCTGCCAAGTTCCTTGGTGATGCATTGGATGCTGATGGTACATTATTCTTCAAGGTTTCTGGTAAAGAAAATAAGGCTGGTATTCTTCTTGAAAAAGTTGTAACTGTAACTAGTCAGGAAGATGTTGAAGCCATGATGCTTAAGGTTATGCAGAAACCCGACGTTGTTTCTGATGCTAGTGATTTGGCTGCAGAAATGGCTAATGATTTCAAGAACCTTCTACAAAGCTACTACAAGAGAGCTCTTGATGCTGGCTGGGTTAAACTTGGTGATGTAAAGACCTCATGGAAGGCTACTTACTATGACCAGGATGATGATGGCAAAATGTCTAAATTCATTGGTAAGAAAGCTCAGGAAGCTGATAGAGCTGAATGGGTAGAAAAATCCAAAGATGCACTTAGAAGAAAGAAGATGGGCGAAAGCTATCGTATGAACGAAGGTGTTTTCGGCGATATCTGGGCAAAGATTAAATCATTTGGTTCTTGGCTATATGATTCTATCTTTGGCGAATTTAAACAAGTTCGTAAGGAAACTCGTAGTGCACTTAAGAATTACTCAATATTCCTCGATGCTATCATTGATGCATGTGAATTGAAACTTGCTGAAGTTGAAGAATAATATAAACTTTTAGATAATTTAATTGAAGTGGTTATTATGTAACCACTTCTTTTTTATAAATACTATATAGAGGTAAATATGAATTTACAAGATTATTTTAAGAATGAAATGCAAAAAACTAAACCATTGAATGAAAATACAGCCGAAGCCGGTGATGTTTCTGTATTTGATGGTTCTCAATGGATGGGTCCTCATCATCATAAGTATATCATTTGGGATAATTTGACTGGTTATGGTTATACATCTGATGTTATCATAGATAATCCAGACCATAAGAATGATTTGGCATGTGTTGCTGACCATATACATTTGATTGTTAATTGGGAAGTATTACCACTTGGTGATGGTCATACACATAAACTTGAAAAACCAACTCAGGTTGCTCCTGATACTGATATTGCTATTCACCCAGTTCCGGTGGATATTGTTAGTGATGAAACAAAATAAATTTTAACTTCCGCCGATGAATTCGGACACGTTTCATACTGGTGGTTCTTAATTGAACCACCTTTTTTGCAGAAATTATAAATACAATATAGAAATGTGATTACCTAATAAGTTTAGGAGATAAAATATGAGTTTAACAAACAATATGTCGGTTTTTACAACTTCAATCAAAAACAACAAAGATCTGGCGAAAAACTGGTTATTCTCTGTTATTTTTGAATATGAAAGTGGTTCAGCCTTATCTAGGGTTATTGGAACAGATGATTTCATGCTTAGAGCCAAAACTGCCAGTTTGCCACAAAAAGAATTTACCCAGTTAGAAACACATTATATGGGTTCAAAAATCGTATATCCAGGTAAAGCAACTGTAGCAGGAACATTCTCTGTAACATTTGATGAGTTCCAAGACCTTTATATTTCTAAAGCATTACATAGATGGCAAGACCTATTATTCAATCAAGGTTTCCAGAATGATATTGATGCTAAAGGAATTACTGGTGGTGCTAGTTCTAACTATATGAAAGATTATAGTGCTACTGTTCGTGTAGTATTATATGATTCACAATTAAAATCTAAACTTCCTATTGAATATAAGTTCTATTATGTTTGGCCTCAAAACGTTGCACAAACTACACTTTCACAAGAAGGTTCGGAAAAGATTACTCGTGAATGTACATTCCAATATAGCACATACGAAGTAATTGCTACTGGTGAATCTGTTTAATTAAATTTACATTTTTATAAGTATAAACCGTGGTTTTGCCACGGTTTTTCTCAGTTTTGAAAAATCTGGATTTCAGAAAGTATAAATAAATAGTGATTTAAAACCACAAATGTTCATTAAAAAATTGGAGGATTCCTATTATGGATAAAATTCTTGAAAAACTTGCCGGTACTCTTTCCGCTGAAGATCTCCAAGAGATTAAAGAATCTTTTGAAGCAGAAGTTGACGAAAGAGTTAAGAGTAAGCTTGCTGAAGAAACTGAATCCTTGTCCAAGAAAGCTGATGAATTTTGTCAAAAGAAAATCAAAGAAGCTGTAGAAAAGAAAACAGCGGAATTGGAAGACCTTGCTAATAAGTATTGTGAAGAGAGATGTTCCAAAATTGCAATGAAGGAACAAGAAAAACTCAATGCACAATGCAAGAAGTTGGAAGAGGCCGCTGAACAGTACATCTATGAATATTTTGACGAAAAGTTCACAGAAAAGTATGGTCAAGAACTTCAGGCTCTTGAAGAAAAGGTTATTACCGGATTAGACAAGTACCTAGAATATAACATCTCCGAGAAGATTAATGACAAACTCATAACAAAGACTGCTCTATCTGAAACATACGCTCCAATTATTGAAGGTATTCAACATCTATTTGAAGACCAGTATGTTCCAATGGATTTGACTGGTTCAAAGAAACTTCGTGAAGCTAAGGCTGAAAATGCTGAACTTCAGAAATCTCTAAAGAAACAGTTAGCAGAAAATATGCGTTTGATTGATCTTGTTGAAGATTCAAATAAGAAGGCAACTATTGCTGAAAAGACTACTGGACTTGATGCCACACAGCGTGCAAGAGTTCAAAAATTCTTTGAAAGCAAGTCATTGTCTGAAACCAAAAAAGATATTGATGACTATGTTGAAATGATTTCTGAACAAACAACTATGATGAGAACAAATCATAGAAATTTGTTTGAAAAGAAAACTCGTCCCGTTTCTCGTGCCACTAAAACTGAAAAAGCACTTGAAAGAGATGACATGCTCACTGAAAAATACAAGAAACAAACCAGTCCTACTAGCACATTCATGACTAATGCTGCTAGATTTATGGATGAAGATTAAACCATAAACTTACGGATTTTGAAAAACTTAAAAGTTAAAAAGTATAAATACAATATAAACAAAAACTCATTTAATAGGAGATAATAAAATGAATACAGTTAAGAAGGCATTGATGGAACGTTGGACTACACAAGCTCCTGCAGTTCTATCTGTTGCAAATATTCAAGATAAATATATCCGCGAAAATATGGCAAAACTCATGGAAAACCAGAAATTCCAGGATGTTGGCAATGCATTGAATGAAGACTTCGGTATGGGTGTTGGTGCTCCACTTGGTGCTGACCAGGGTATCCCTCATGGTGGCGATTCCAAGGCTGTATTTGCCCCAATTTCCTTAGCACTCGTTCGCCGTGTATTCCCACAGCTTTTCGCTAACGTATTAGTTGGTGTTCAGCCACTTTCTGGTCCTGTTGGCCTTGCTTTCGCTCTTCGTTACATCTATAAGGATGCTGGAGATCCAAACAAGCTCGTTGAAGCTGCATGGAAGGCTGTTCCAGAATATTCTGGCTTCTCTGGTTCTACTGCTAATACCAGTGGCGAACCTGATGCCGGTACTGGTGTAGATACCCAGTCCGCTGAAGCCTGGAAGATTACTGGTGACTACGATGAAATCCAAACACACAATGATTTCAGCACCGGTCTTCGTGGTAAAATTCCTGAGCTTGGTTTGATGTTCTCTCGTCAGTCCATCGTTGCTAAGACTCGTAAGCTCGCCGCTAGCTTCTCTCTTGAATCTGCTGAAGATATTAAGAGAATGCAGGGTGTTGAAATGATGACCGAAATGGTTAACGTTCTTCAGTATGAAATGACTGCAGAAATTGACCGTGAAACAATCGCTCGTTGTAAGTCTCTCTGTAAGCCCGTCTTCTGTAAGGCTGGTGATACAACCGATGTAAACAACGGTTTCGTTGGACGTTGGTCTCAGGAAAGATATTCTCGTATTGTTGGTCTAATTATGAAGACTGCTAACGATATTGCTACTGCTACTCGTAGAAGTGCTGCTAATATCGCTGTAGTTTCTCCTGATATGGCATCTGTTCTTCAACAGGCTGCTCCATTCTTTAACAAGGTTACCCATGATGTAAATGGTTCTACCGCTACACCTGAAATTGGTACAATTAACGGCGCTATCAAGGTATTCCGTGATAACTATGCTGTTAACTATGCTGGTCAGGATAATGGCGAAGTTCTTCTTGCATACAAGGGAACTGGTGTTTCTGACTGTGGTGTTGTGTTCTGTCCTTATGTAACAGGTGTTGTAAACCAGGCAATTGATCCTAACGACTTCTCACCTCGTGTTGGTGTTATGTCTCGTTATGCATTTGCTAACAACATGCTTGGCGCTGATAACTACTATCGCTTACTCAAGTTTGAAACCGCTAAGATTTGGGCTGATGCATCTGGCGACAACTACACATTCTAATTTTAACCACTTAAGGGTGGTTATGGTTTGATAACCACCCTTTTTATTTAACAAACAAAATTTCAATTGGAGATAATAAAATGAAGAATCCTACATGTAATGGAAATGATTTGTACCAAACTGGTAATGATTACCCACAGACTCCAATCTCTGCATACTTTGACGAGAAGTCTTATCACGATGGTATTTACACCGAAGTTAATCCTGCTGTTAATAAGTTGGTTGGTACCGAATCCGTTGATGGATTTGATGACACCTTCTTTAACCTCAAGGATAAGGCTGGTTTGAACAAGAGAGTATTTGATGTCCTCCCACAGAGTGCTTGGGCTGAACCCGAAGTTAGTGGAACAGGTGCAATATTCTCCGATGACTATGCTACTGGCGTAGTTGAAGAAAATGTTTAATCCAGTAAGTTAAACAATTAACGAAAAACCAAGGTTCTGCCTTGGTTTTTCTATTTGTGAAATCTTGTTTATAAATACCATATAAAATTCTATTGTGAGGTGAATATGCAATCAAGAAAAATTGAAGAAAATGTTGTTGAAAATGGTGGTGATTTGGCTACAATCACCAAAACAGTGATGCAGCAAAATATTAAAAATCAAATACCACTTAATAAAAGTCTCTTACCTAGTAAAGGATTGCTTTATAAAAATGATATAACCGTAAAGAAGCTTACCACGCTAGACATTAAGAACTTGTCCACTGTCACATCAGATAACATTGATGGTGTAATGAATGGTATCTTGGCAAGAAATGTCTCGGGCGTGCAAGTAAATGATATTCTCGTTGGTGATAAGATATGGTTCATATTCTATTTGCGAAGTATTACTTATAATGATTATCCATTTGATATAAAGTATGACTGTGAAAACTGTAATAATAAAGGCATTTTCAAAATGCGATTTGCTGATTTGAAAGTAACATATCTACCTGAAGACTTTGAATATGAATATAAAATGAATAATGGTGATGTTATCACTATCGGTTTCCCAACAGTAGGTAATGAAATTGAATGTAATTTGATATTGAAAGAACCTGAAAAATATAGTGTTACTCCTATTGATGAGTCATTACTTAATATATCAAATTACATTAAGGCTATTAATGGTTCTGTTCAAAGTCCAATGAATGCTTATAGATACATTGAAGATCTAGATGCATTGTCATTCACAAATTTCGCTAACTATATGGCAGATGTTAGCTTTGGTGTTAAACCATATATTGAAATCAAGTGTGAATGTGGTAATACCGTAACCGTTCCATTGGTATTCTCAGCTGAATACTTTATGCCTAAGATCAAATGATAAAGACTGTCACAATGCTTTAGCAGAGTATTTTTCTTGGCATAAATATATAAAGGTTAAAGGATTTATAAATGACAAACAATAAAAATTATACGAAAGTTACTTATCAAGATTTACTAGAAGATTTTACTGCTAGATTACAAAATGATGATAGATTTAAAAATCTATCGTCTGCTAGCATCTATTATCTTTTTATGGAAATGTTAGCCAGTACATTTGACATGACTAACTTCTATATGCAGAGAACTGCAGAAGAAGGATTTATAGATACAGCTAGATTAGATAGTAGTGTTATCAAGCATGGTAAAAATCTTGGCTATAATCCAATTCGTAATACACCAGCACAAGCTGAAATTCAAATTGTCATTAAAGGTCCTTTACCACAGTCCATTCAACCTGGTGCTGTAATATATTTTTCACAAGAAGAAACGGACTTGGTTTTTGATAATAATAAGTTTATATTGAATACAGACTATTCATATACATTAACACAAGAAGATATTACTAATGGTCAAAGTGCAACTTGGTCAAAAACTTTAACATATTCTACACCAGTTGACACAATGAAATACTATATCATTCAGGATGTTAAAGTATATAACAATGCATCATTAGAGCCAATTAAAATTTTCCAAGGTGAAGTTAAGACTCATGTAATTCGTGGTGTTTCTAATTTCACAAAACTTGGTCAATCATACCAGTTCTATGACATTGATGATGTTAAATTCAGTAATTGGTATGGTCGCAGAGACCCTTATGCTTGGTATAAAGATACCTATTATAAGACTAATTCCTGGACTAAAGTTGGTATTGGTAAAACACAAGAAGAAGCATTATCAGATAATAACTTATTTGATATTGAAGACTGTTCAATTTATCTAAATGAAAGACTAATCTATGGTGATAAAGATGATAATACTACTTTACAAATATGTTCATTAACTACCAATAGTGATAAAACGGTTAGATTAAAATTTGGTGATGGTGATTCAACTGTATGTGGTCTTATTTCAAAAGATGATAACATATATGTACAATATCTTGATTGCGAAGGTGCTAAGGCTAATAGACTTGGTAGTAAGACTGCTGAAATTAAAGCCAACAATAAATTCTATGCTACATATTCAGGTGGTGTACTAGACATTACAAACAATATCAAGTTCGTATTGAATACGGATATTATGGGTGGTGTAGATTTTGAAAGTCAACAATCTATTAAGAATAATGCACCATTGTATTTTGCAAGCAATAATAGACTTGTTTCTAAACGCGATTTCATATCTTACTTTAAAGGTTTATCTACACCATTGAATGTAAAGAATGCTATTGCTTGGAGCCAAGATGAAATTGAAGCATTTGATAAAGGAAACCATATAACATACAAATATATACAGAATTATATCTGCTATTGTATAGTTTCAACATTATATAACACAAATGGCACTGTTTATTATCCATTGAATGTTTTGACTGATGATTCAACCAATACAACAGGAACATTCTCAATATATGGAACTACTAAAAACTATCTAAATCACTTATCAGACTATGTAAAAATGTTGTATAGTTTCAATTCATTCTTATCTACACAGTATCAAGAAAATCCATCTGCACAATGGTTGAAGAATATTAAAGTCATTAGAGATAATGCTGAGCCAAAGATGATTATTGGTAGTAAGATATTCTCATTACCACCAATAGTTCAGTATTACGATGTTGTAGGAACTGTGACTGTAAATTCACTATCCAAAATGCAAGAATATAAGCGTGATGTTGAAAATAAGATTTATAAATGGTTAGAAGAAAATTGTAATTTCAATAAAAAGATTTATAAGTCTGATATTATAAAATTCTTCAATGAAAGAGAAGAAACTAAAGCCGTAAATCTAGATATTCGTGTATCTGACATCATTAAGAGTAATCATGTAAAATATAACTTTAGACTTTCCTATGGTTCTTTTAAGGATTATTATTATATGACTTCTACTGATGGTATTATTGAAGAACAAAAAATTAAACAAGAAACACAGAATTATGATTATAACACTATTAAAATTCCTAAAACGGATACTGATGGCAATAAACTATCTGTATCTATGTTTGAAAACAAAATGATAACTACTTATATTGATGGTGTTTCTGGTCTTGGTGATAATAGGGTTAAACATGCAAAATTATCATTTAATCCATCAGATGTATTTGAAACTGATACAAGCATAATATTCGTAATTAATGGTATGTCAACGGTTGAGGATCTTACTGTAAAAAAGATAATGACCTCTGATAATGCTTGCTTACATATTGAAGTAGCGGCTAAAGATGATTTTGCTTCATTATCCAATTTCCCACCATCTTATAATTCTTATGGTCTTGATGTAGAAAGAATTAAAGCACTTCAAGAAAGAATAAAAAAATGGCTTAGAGGTTCCAACAGAATTGAAGAAACTAATGAAAGACCTATACCGTTGCCATATGATATAATTATTAGTAATGATTATACAGGTGAAAATTCCGATGTTCTAACTAGATCTGAAACATATCATAGACGAGGCGTAATTCAGAATAACTTGGAACAGCAATTAACTGAAAGATCATTCTGGCAATATTTTATTCCTAGTCTTATGAATGAATTTTATAGTGATATATCTTTTGATGATATTGAAATAACTAATTCTGCATGGACAGATGTAGATTCGTTGATTTATGACTTATATACTGCATTAAAAGTAGTATTTGCTGATAGTGTTCTTGACGATAATAATAATATTGTAAACTATTCTATGGATTCAGAAATACCTGTTGTTAGATTGAATATTACTTATAAGTATGGGCATTAATATATGGAATTATCAAATTTAAAATATTTAGAAAATGGCTGGGTTTTATCGGGTGAAATTGTATCTGAACAAACCATAGATGTAAGCACAGTCCATATTAAGATATATGATGCTCTAGAACATTATGAACCAGACTTTGATAGAATTTATACTTATAACTTAGACTATCAAAAACCATTTATTGAAGTAATAGGAAATACACAAGATGCTTATTATCGTGGGAGTGGTAATGACCATCTAGCTTATTATGGATTTCAATATAGTATTGTTGACAAAAAAATATTATTTAAAATAGCCGCAAGAGGACTTAGTTCTAATAATTTATCTGGTTATTATGATAAGGTAAAAGAAACTAATTCAAACAAAGTTGGTTTCAATATAGCAATTATGTCAGTAAGTTTTAATGATGAAAATGAACAAACATTCAAATTATTCATATCACCTAAATTTAAATCTAGTAAACCATTTAGATATTATGACCAAGATACTTATGATAAACAATTAAATAATTCTGCTACAATTACTTGTCCTATTTGTAATGGAACTGGTAAATTGTATGATGATATAGACTGTCTTGCTTGTGGTGGAAATGCCTATGTATTTGATAGGATAGATTTCAATTATGGTAGCCAAACATCTATAAATGGGTTACATGTAAATAATCACAATAAAGACTGTTCTGCAACATATACTAGAAAATGGAATGCTGAACATAATAAATATGAATTTGTATCAGAAACCAGTGAAGACTGTTGGAAAACTCCAAAATATGGTGTAATTGTATCAGCATATTTTCCTACTTATGTCTGTGAAAAAGGTCTAGCAGCTGAATTATTACCTACAATTTCAAGTACATTAACTAATGATTTGAATAACAATAATAATCTAGCATATGAACAAATTGCAGAAGTTTCTGCCACAATAACAGCAGTAAAATCAACTTATAATGGTAGTATTGAAGAACTTTATAAAGTATACTTATATAAACAAGACATAGAGATTACAAATGATACTGCACAAAAAATTCGTAATAATGTGGTTAGATTTGGAGTAAAGACTAATAATGATTAATGTTGCTGAACATGAAAAGAATATTACAGGACAAAGTTTTGTTCAAGATATCAATACTTATAATAAGAATAAGTATCAAATAAGATTTTCAAATTTTCCTAATTTTACAGGAAAAGATGTTGATATGAATATCTTCAATTTATATCTTGAAACATTTACTATTCCAGATATCTCTATTTCTATGCTAAAAACACTCTATATGCACGAAGTTCAAAATCACCCAGGTACTACAGGTGCTCGTGACTTACAAACTATTACATTGACATTCCAGTGTGATGAAAATATGAAGAACTGGTATGCATTTTATTCTTGGCTATGGTTTATGAAACATGGCATGACTTGTGGAAAGAAAAGTCTAGATGGTGAAGAACTTGTTAGAATGGACTGTATAGATGTAATAGAAATTTTACATTGTAATAACAATGGTGAAATAATATCAAAGATGAAATTTGAACACTGTATATTAAGTAATATATCTAGTATGGAATTGAATTGTCAGACCTCTGAAATTGGTAAATTTACAGTCACTATGGAAGTCCAAACAATAGATATGGATTTGATGACAGACGAAGAATAATATGAAATTAACTTATAAATGTAAAATA